ATTTCTGCTAATGATGTTGCCATAATGTTTCTCCTATAAGATGGTCTTAAAATATGCCTAAAACGTCTAGCATTTATATACTATACGTTATAATTATTTATCTCACAAGAGCAATATAGCCAAATTTTAGCCAAAACAAAAGGACCCGTAGGTCCTTTTTAATCGAAATTATAATTGTAATTTTACTATAAGCCTGCTAGAGTTCTAATATCTTGTATACTTTCGTATTTTGGTTCGATCGGGTTACCGTCTTTATCTAGTACTTCACCTTTGCCTAGTTCAATGCGTGCCTTAAGATTTTCAATTCTATCTTCTAATTCATTTGCTTTTTGAACGTCATCATTTGCTAGTGCTTGCTGATATAGTTGTTCTAGTTTTTGTACTTGCGGACTCGATTCTACTGCTTTATTATCTAAGTATGCGTTAGTTGATAATGCACCAATTAATGCCGCGCCAGCGCCTAATTTTTGTAAGCCTGATAGACCTTCTGACAGTGCTTGTTTTACTTCTTCTTTGGTTTTTCCATATTTTGCCTTGAATTCTTCATCTGTCAGTTCTTCAAGATCTATACTAACTTCTTTTACACGACCTTCATCTAGTTCATCATCACAAACACATTGGTCTGCTGTGCGATCACAAGCATCACAGTATGCTTCATGTGCGTGAGTTAAAGGGCTAGAACTATCTGCTGGAGCCATTGATTCTAAATTTTCACCTAACGTTCTTGCTAGGTAATCATAATATTTTGCGTCGCGGGCTTTTTTACTTGGTGTTCTTGCTTGACGTAACGGAGTTTCATTTAGTTCCGGGTAGTCTACACCAACTTCAAGGTATACTTCACGAACCATGTTGCTGATGTCACTCGAGCCCAATTCTTCTACCGGTGCGTGAAAACTTGCTACGTCACGTGCAGCATTAAGTACACCGTCTGGTCCTGCTTTTCTTAATAATTCACTGTGTTGGCCAATATTGTTTAATATTCTACGTACGATTGCTGAAGTGATACTTTCCACTTGATCTTCATCATCTTCATATACTGCACCGTAACTACCGTAGGTATTACCCTCTGTCATATCGAGCGAGCGTTCTTCTGCGGCAGCACGTAGTTCTTCGTTTGGAATATTTTGTGCTTTTAGTGGGTTTAGGTTTAAATAATCTAATAATTCCGCTCTGCTCATACGGTCAAATGGTGAATCTCCGGATTCTGATTCGTTAATTTCATTTTGTAATTCTTGGAACACTGCTGGTACATTTGATTCCAACCATGATAAAATTACATCACGAGCGTCCAATTCTGGATTTGCTTTACTTGTGTGCAAGAGTACTTCATCCAATTCGTTACTATTAATAACACCACTGACAGCATTAATAGCATTTACAGCATCGACACCTAGTGGTAATTCTTCAGCAAATAAATCAGCCAAGTCATCAACGTTAATAGGTTCTATACCCCATTGTTTAACGCCTTCTTCATCCTCGTCCCAGCTTTCTGCTACATTGTTTGCCCAGCCTTCAAAGGCTTCTGCCATTTTATTAGTTTTCTTCATGTTATAAGCCTTGTATACAATAGGTAGCGCATCATTCATGCGATCATTATATGTACGTTTTACAAAACGTTCTCTGACACTGTCAGCATCAAAATCTTCTTCTGGAACATAGCTGGTACTAGTAGCAACAAACTGTTCTTTACATTGTTGGTAGCCCTTACGACCGCTCATTTTACCTAGTGTGTCTTTTAGTAGGCCGTGGTATTCAAATGCAGCTTCTACCATTGCCTGCGTTTCGCCATCTTCAAATACTCTGCGAATCATAGCAGATTTAAATGGTTTTAACTTGCTACACTCTTCTGCAATTTCTGTAATGTGCTGTCCAAACTCATCACCGATGCTGCCGCCTTCTTGTAAATGACGGGCCATAGCACGAGCATAGCGTAGACTGTTGTGTGGTAGTTTTAGACGTTCGCCTTCTGCGTTTTCTAAGTACATAGCACGGATTTTACGGCTACGACTTCCACGAGATTCTGGGTTAATATGATCGCTGTGGCGGATAATAATACGCACAGGGCCATCATTTTCATAGCTACTACGGCTAGTACCATATAAGCGACTTTCGCCAATAACTTCGTCTTTATCGTATGTGTTATCAGCTTTAGAAATTTGTTGGATATCGCGGTGTTTAAGAGTTGACCGTGTAATATCACGTGGCTCAAAACTTAGTAGATTACGTTTAGCAAATTCACGCAGTTCTCTAAGGAAACTGTACCAATGCTTGCGTTGCTCGTCATCTAGGTCGTGACTGATGTTTTTACTAAAATAAACTTTCAGACTTGTTTCATCAATGACGCTAAGTGTAATATTGCCGTAGTTGTGACCATCAACTACATAGTCAAAATTGAAAAAACGTGCATCTTCTGGATTTTGTGTAGCATGTGCATTTTCATCACCCAAACTAACATCTTCAAATCGGTCACGAATTTTCTCAAATAGGCCTTCTGCGATTTTATTAATTTCTCTCATAACATTATTTATCTACATAATGTAGAAAGGCATAGGCTCAATTACATCTTCGAGACTGTCTTTCATTGTAGAGTCAATTTGACTGTCAAAACTTTGTAAGAGCATAGACATGCGCACTATTAATACTAGTGCCATAACCAGGTCATCTGTTTCACCCGGCTTGGCTGCAAAGCTAGGCCCATTGGCTACAAAAGTTTTAAGTTCTGATAGTAGCGGTTTACTTACAATAGTCATACGCTTACTTTCAATTAGATTTTTAAGTTTAGCACAAGCTGAAATTTTTGTGCTGTTAGTTGTATTAAATCCACGACGATATCTACGAGCACTACCTGCACGTTTGGGTTCACTTAAGAAAATACCTTTGATGTTCTCTTCACCAATTTCATTGATACAGATAAGTGCAGCTTCTCCTAAGGTATTGTTCTCAACACTGTAATAGATATTATTTTGGCTTACTGTTTCATTTAAATAACGAACAATTTCAGTCAAAATACCCACTTGTTGTTGCACTGGTGTTTTATTATGTTGCCACTCGCCAATTTGTTTAAATGTAGGTAGTTCAAAGATTTGTATAGCTGCAGGATCGCCCCCTGTGCCCAAACTTGGGTCCATAGCGACAACATAGGTATACTGCGCTTCAGGTTTCTTGTACCAACGAACTTGACCTTGGCGCTCTATAGGATCTAAGCCAGACATCTCAATAAGTGTAGTAGGATTAATTAAGGTCTCATCCCAGATAATGAATTCGCAGTCCATCTCTCGGCGGAAACGTTCATCACCTAACTGTGCTCGCTGTTCAGCAGCCCATTTTTCATCGCGGTCGGGGTGTTCGTTCCAGTAACTACGATATGATTTAAATCCGTTAACACCCACTTCAGTTGGGTTTCCAAATTCGTCAAAGCACTTGTTAGCACCTTTCCATAGGAGAGCAAACTGGTCTTCATCACTGTTAGGCGTTGATGTAATAATACATTTACCACCAGTTGCTAGTGTGGGACTAATTGAAGTCCAAAATTCTCGGCCTATGGTAGGTCTAACGAATGCGAACTCGTCACAGTATAGTAATGAAATACTCATACCACGACCTGTATTTTCTGTTGTTGTAGCACTTACAATACGACTACCATTGTCAAAATCAATACTACCTTTGTTGTAACTCACTGCACCAGCACGTATAAAGTCCGGTACGCTTTCATAAGCGTAACGAATACGTTGCATAATTTCTTGTGAGCCTGTAAATTTGTGTGCGGCAATTAGGATAGTACTATCTGGCACGAACATAGCGTACCATAACAAGTAACCTGCGGCACTTGTTGACTTACCTGTTTGTCGGGGCATTAGCGATATACTATAGCGGTAGTTGTGATATGTATCGATTAGGCGTTTTTGGTAGTCAAAAGGTTGATACAACATACGTCCCTTAGTGGGGTGTTGTATGTAGAAGTAGTTACTCATAAAATACTCAGGGCCAGTTACTGGGTCTGCGCATTTTGCAAATTCTTGTAATTGTTCTTGTGTAAATGCCGTTTGTTGATGGGGCTTTTTAACAAGGACGTTATCTGTACCTTTTGCTGTTGCCATACATTTACTTATGTCCCATCTTTTTTTGTTTGTAATAATTCAACAATGATTCTCGTTGCTTTGCAACCTGGCCAGGCGATTTAGTTTTGCCTTTTGATGCCAATGATTTTTTAACACGAGTCTCTATAGTGTCGGGGGCTTTCTTTTTTCCAAGATTAGCTAGTCGTAATTTTTCTTTTGTTTCTTCAGAATGCGGTGCTCTTTTCTTACCAGTTTGTCGTAGTGACTGTTGTTGAATTTGTTCTAGTGTACGTTTTTTTCCTACGTTTTTACCCTTCATTGATTCGGATAGTTTTCTTTTAGATTCTTCACTCATTGGGCCATTTGATTTGCCTGCCATCGCTAAAGACAATTTCTTTTTAGTTTCCTCAGAATGTTTTCTTCCAGGTTTTCCGGATAATCTATTAGAAACAAGTTCTGCATATTCAATACGCAGAGATTCATATATTTTTGATGTTATTTTGTATCTTTGTTGAAATTCATTTTCTAATGTTGTCATAGCCCAAGCAGCATGTATCATTTTACTTTTAGCATCACCTTCATACATTTTAGTAAGTAGAAGATGACAAATAAAATGTTCACGGGCTGTTAGGTTTACAAGATTTTCTTTAAGATTGGTGCCGCCGAGCGATTTAGGAATAATATGATGGGTTTCATAATACCCATCTAATAGACGATTTTTAGCTTTGTTGATAATATTGTTATAATAAGAGGTGTATTTGTTTTCTAACATATAGTTATTTATCTGTTAGAACTAGTTTTGCGAAGTTAAGTTTAGAAGGGAGTTTCTCCGGTGATTCCTGTTTTCGCAAACCACAATCTAAACCATTCCTGTGTACCAGGTTGGATGTTATTGCTGTTTTGGTGTTGAATCTTTTCATTAGCAGTAATACTCATGTTACTACCATCAGTTTTAACGCTACCGTAGCCTTTGTATTCTTGCAGTTTTCCTACGTTTTGAGTTACCCCAGCAAGCTGTTTAATTTGATCTAATTCGTCCACGTTATACTCCGTATTTGTTTTTCTTACGAGGCGATATAGGACTTTGTTTGTTTGTATCATCGGCTTCTTGACTGCGACCGCGTTTAACTAATTCTTTACCGTCTGTAGGAATAGTAGCCATGGCCTGATACATCATTAGTTCTTCTGCATCACTAAATGGTATTGCTACATTGTATTTTTCTACAAAGCTAGAGCTATCCATATCAACTGGACGTTCGTCTTGGCCGTCGGCCATAGCCGCTGCCATCATGATACGATTTAAGTGATAGGTACGATCGTAGCCGCCCACATCACGCATACGGATAACCCCGCCCATACTTTTATCTTCTAGTTCTTTAGGAACAGGACCTTCACCGCGAGTTTCTACAATGATTTCATTAATTTTCATAGTTTAAATAGTTTACAAATTTTGCGTAAGCTTCTTACTAAAGCTACACATAAACATACTAAAAAATATTCTACGTGTAGCTTTACTGCCATATTACTTCTTAACGTCACTAATCATTGCTTCGTATGATTTCCAAAGAGCTTCTTCTTTAACAGCCATTGGGTTATCACCTGGATATTCACGTTTGTACTGTTTCTTAGCACGATTTAAATCAGTTCCACTAGGAATAGCTGCATCTACACCTGCAATTTTTTCGTTAGGTGTGTTTGTGTATTCTACGTCACGTTCTTCTTCTAGGCTTTCGTCTTGTGTTAGGTCAGCTACGCTAACTTCTTCAGGCGCCTGTTCTGGCTCTCCAAGTGATTGTCCTACTATCTTGTCAGTTTTAGTGCCGCCCAATGTGTGGTTAATCATATTCATACCTGCTAATTTACGAATTAAATTAACACTATCATCTTCGCCGCTTGCAGAAATGTTTACACTAATATCTTCTTTAACAGTGTATTTCTTACCGTCAACTTCAAATTCTTTAGCACCTGCAGCTTTAGCTTTAGCTAGTGCACCTGAGAATTCGTTGCCTTCTTCCATTTCTTCTTCACGCATTGGGTTTAGTTTGCTTTTGTCAAATGTAGACTTAACGTTAGGATTCACCGCTGGCGCTTTAGGAGTACCAGAAGCATAACCTTGTGGCATAGATTGGAATTGCTCTCTTTCATCTAGTTCTTCTTCACTTGTTAACTGGTCACCTATTGCGGCACCAACTCTAGCTGCCGCAGGTGATTTACCTAATGCTGCACCTGCTAATCCGCCTGCTACTGCACCCATTGTGCTTTCGTGTTGGCATGAGCATGATGATTCTACCATACCGCAACCTTCACATGTTGCTTCTTTAGTTGGTAACCCTGCTAGACGAGCAATCTCATCTAATTCTTTTACTCCACCTAGATCAATTTCAGCCGGTAAAGGTGAATGTGCGTCAATTTGACAGTAGTGACCGTATGATGTAGCCACGTCGCTTAAGAAGTCTTCGTCCATTGTTAAAATGTTACGAGCCTTGTTAGGTGGAATGCCTTGTGCTACCATTTCTTTACGTACAGCATCATTGAATTCGCTACCTGCTGTGTCTAAGTACGAATTTTTCTCAGCTAGAGCTTTAGCTACTTTTTCGTAGAAGTAATCTGTTTCTTCCATAACACGACTTTCTTTAACCATTGCTGGTTTAGCTTTTTTCAATTCAGCTTTGCTATTGGCAATTTTATCACCAAATTGTGTAGCTTCTACGACGCCAGCTTTCTTAGCTTTCCATGCTGTAGCATAAGCAATACCTTTTTCTTTCTTAGATAATTTGCCGTCTTTAGCATAGCCTTTCTTAATATGTTTAACCATACGTTCAGCTTTAGCGCCTGGAGGTGCTTTTTCATACACGTCAACTACCGCTTTGCTTGATGTAGCTTGTGCAGCTTTGCCTGATTTTTTGCCACCACCAATTTCACTGCGGCCGCCAATGTGGCGACTTGCTGTTGAGATGGGATTCTTAGCACTACCTGGTGGTAGTTGTTGTGCCTTACCACCTTTAGCTTTAAAATCACCAATCGCTTGATCGTATTCAGCTTGTGTGTATTCTTCTAACTCATCTGGTTCTGCTACATCTTTCTGTGCAGAACCACCGTAGGCTTTACCAGCAACTTTACGGATTGGTGTGTTACGCTCTGCGCCATAACCATGTTCATCTTCTTGACGATCTTTAATAGCCTGTAGACGTTTGCGTTTAGCAATAGCGTCAGCATCTGGTGCTGCTGGCTCATCGTAGGCCGCTTCATGTAGACTATTGTGTATAGCTGTATGTACTTCAGCACTGTACTTGCTTTCTAATTGATCAAGCTCAACTTCTGATAGCGGAGTACCATCAACAAAACTAGCCGCAACACAATAAGCGTCTGAGTAATCAGGTGCGTCCCATTTGTTTATGTTTTCAAATTCTAAACTATTCAAATCAACTTCTTTGCCGCCAATAACAACTGCTTGACTTTCGTTCAGACCTTTTTCTTTCTTACGCATGGCTGCAACAAACTCTGCTAGTGTACAGTCTGGGTGAGCTTTTTTATATTTTTCGTAGTTAGCTTTGAACTTAGGATGCTTTGGATCATCGAGCGTGTAAGGACCAGCACCTTCTTCGACGGCTTTTTTATCTTTAACAGCTTTCTTAAATGGCTCTGCCTTATCGCCATCTTTGTCTACGTCTAAAAAGTCTGGTTTAGCTTTCTTTGCTTCTTTAAATGTAGCATATTTGCTTTCTAAGCCTTTAACTGCTTCAGTAATACTACCACGTGGTTCCACGCTTTCATATACTGTTTCTTTTGGTGTAGTAACCTCAGCAGGTTTATCAGATTTAACTAGGTTTTTAAACATACCTAGAATGTTATACATTTTCATATCGCTCATTTCTTATTGTCCTTTTACTGGGCTTTTTGTACCAACTGCTACATCATTTGTTGTTTTACCGTATGCAGGGTCTTTAGCACCACCAACAGTAGTGTCTTTACCTGCAATCTCAAACTCTGCTGGTTTGTTTAACTCTTTTAGAATAGTACCTGCTTCTGAATAAAACTTGCTTGCGGCCTTTTGTTCAGCTGTAGCTTCTGGAAGTGGTTGTGTTAGTACATCTTCACCTTGTTTGAACTCTTTAATTTCACCATTGTCTGGATTCCAGCGCCATTGTTCTTCTGGGTTGGCAGCAGGAACAACAACAACCTGTGATTGACTGCAACCTAAACGTTCAGCAACGATACCACGCAACTGTGCATCGTTTACTGGATATTTAAGGCTAGCATCCAGTAAAAAGATTTCACAGTTTTGAATGCTTGGAAAGTCAATGTCATTCGCTTTAATAGGCAAACGTTTAGCTACTCCTAAACTTTCAACTTGGTAACCTTCTAAACCAGCTTTTAAATAGTCTAGCTTATCTGCAGGATCGCAGTTAGCTACTTTAATACGAAATTCATAAATCTTTTGAGTTTCGCTTAGATATTCTAAAAAATTCTTCATAAGTTAAGATCCATATATAGTGTTATTTATCAAAAACACTAGCTTTTCTTGTTAAGTAATTGGTTAAGTAATTCGTTACGGTCTAGTACTACACCCTGACCGTCTTCTGCGTCAATTATCTTGTCGCCATCTGATTTTTTATTTGCCTGCTCAACTTGCAGGTCTAAACGTGCCTTTTTAAGTTGTAGATCAACCATACGTAGCTTTTTATCTAGCTTGGCTTGTTTAGCTGTAATAGCATGGCCCAGCAGTGTGCCTGCTGTGGCTAAGATGTGCCCGCTAAAGCGAGCTTCTACATTCATTCCTAGATCAATTAAATCTTGAAACTTTTCTTTGGCTAGATCACTTAGTTCATCTAACTCTTTATCGCTGGTGTCTAGGTCACCCACCATTGGCAATGCAGCATCAATCTTATCAATAGCATCGTCTACTGCTTCAATCATTTCACGATTTTCTTCAATGGTTAATTCTGCTTCCTCAGGAGTAGTACCTTCAATAGGAGGCAAGTTAAATAATTCGGATAGTTTTTGTGTCATAGTATTGTATTTAATACTATTTTTATCGTTTGAGATTTTTAAAGATGTCGTGCTCTGTTACTACACGGAAACGCATGTTGTTAGCCTTGCACCAAGCATCTGCAGCGGCCCATTTAGCCATGTTGATTGCTACGCTATATTTGTCTTTAACTGACTTAGCCGTTTCCATAGTTACTTGAGATAAAGGTTTAATTTCTACTACTTCTACATGCTGTCTTTTGTTTACATCTTGGTAGATAATAACAAAGTCTGGTACATAGATTGTTTGTTTACCTAGTACTGGGTTGAAGTAAGGGATTTGTATGCTTTCGCTAGCCCACTGTGTTACTGCTGGGTTATTATCGCAAAAGTTCATAAAAGCAAATTCCCAAGAACTCCGATACGTGGGTACTTTTTTACCTATGTATTTTTCTGCGTTCTTAATTGTAAATTTGCCGTTAGCGTACTTAGCCATTATGCCAGAATTGTTCGTTTAACGTAAGGGCTAACTATAGGACTATTACTAATACCCAATAGACTCGTGCTTACACGGTTAAGGTTAAGGAACATTGTTAGATACGCATCTAACTCGTTAAGTTGATTATATGCGGCGCTAGGTCCTGGTTTTGCGTAATTTGTTCCGCTGGTCTCCCATTCACCTGTTTGACTATTGTAGGTATTAGTATCTTGGGCATACTGATTAGTAGTGCCAGGGTGATATTCGGGTTCAGACGCTCTATTTCGTGCGCTTAGTAGATTCAACTGATCAATAACACTCATAGGATCTATATTTTGTTGTAATGCTGTATAGATTATAGCGGCCGCTAGATTTTTCCCAGTCTCTGAATCACCTGTGATATTTTGAAAATACGCTACCACAGCATCATTAATCATTGGACTGGTGGTAACAGTTTGATCGTAGAAGTTATTAAAATAATTTGTTGTGCTAGGGCTATTTACTGTTTGCCCTGGTAAGTTTCCGTTGATTGCCATAGTTATTCCTTAGCCACTAGAGCCCCCAATGGCCTTTCTTATTCCTTGTTGCACTGTAGAACTTGTTGGTGCAAAAACACTACTAAATGGGTTTTGCCCTCGTAAAATACCGTTTCCTATATTACTTAAATCGATACTCGGTGCTTGCTTAAGTTGCACGTCACTACCAGTAAAAATATTAAAAACGTTAATACCACCGTGAACTATTGCCCCAAGATCACCATGTTGTACACCTTTAATTACTCCTTCAATGCCACCTAGTGCAGCACCAGCATTACGTAACGGACTAGGAGTCTTGTCGTAGTGTATAACATCAAATCCTTGTACGACTCCAGAACTTACCGGACCGCTATCGTATAACATAGCTTCGTATTGCACTTGCATAGTGTGTTCAAGGGGAGCATAATCACCGGCGACCAATTGCCCGTGCGCAAAACTTGTTATAGTAGGTCTAATTAAATTATAAGATGTAAAACGCTTTTGATGTAGGCTATAAATTCTTATAGCTTTAATATAATTTTGATTACCATCATTTTTTACAGGGCTATATCCCCAGGCTTGTTGCTGGCGTTGCTGGTACTTACTATCATATCTATAGGTTTCTTCATTAGCAAGATAGTCACTGTCTCTATAATAATATTGATAATAGTTTTTCCAGAAGTTAACCACTTGATCTGCGCTATCGTCGTGGAACGTAATACCAACAGGATCGTAATTAATACGTTCTTGTTGTACCATCTTACGGTTGTAAGAATTATGCGTTTTAGTCTGTACATTGAATCTAGGTAATTGAATTTGTTTAGCCATTAAGCCAATTTCAATTTGACTAATTTGATCTGTTTGTACTATTTCGTTCAAATCAATAAACACATGGAATAGAGTGCTTAGTTTAGGACTTAGTCTGTATAAACTGTCAATAAAGGTGCGAGAGGCGTGTTGAAAGTCGCGGATATTTTGATCCGGAGCTATTGACTGTCTTAATTCACCTAAAAAATCAGTAAGTGCCATATGTTATTCCATTTATATTATTTATCGCCAAAAAGAAGCCCGGATTTTAACCGGGCTCTTAATTTGTAAATTTTTCGTCTGGATTAACCAGTGATAACCGTACCTAATGTTCTTGTTATAGTTGAACCAATACCAGCACCCGTTGGTGTTTGTAATGCGTTATCATAACGGATAGTTAGGCCAACAGTCATTGGCTCATTACTGCTATAGTTATTATCGCCGTAGTCTGCTGACATTAGATAGCAACCATACATTTCCCAAGTTTCTAAAATGTTAGGGTTATTAGCACCATTACCACCATCAAGAACTTCAAGAATTGTAGTAAACTTGTAGTCGATACCAGAACTTGCAGAACTTTGTTCAAAAAAGTCAAATTGTTTCTGCATCTGTTCGCCAACACGTTTAGTAACTTCACCCGTAGCGTCGTCACGTAAATTACATGTGACTTCAGCCCAGGTTGGTTTACCTGCTAGATATACCTGACTGTTATAGATAGGTATAGTAATGTTTTCAAAACTTACGCTAGGACGTTTAAAATCAATAACCTGTTTTGTTAGCTCTGTTGTAGGTTGTGTAACGCCAAAGTTTAAAAAAGTTACGCGGAAACGGAACTTTAATTTTGGCATTAACAGACCTTGAGAACTAGCACTTTGGTTAGTTGATAACGGCACTGTAAAATTTGTTAATGATGATGTTGCCATCTTTTCTTCCTTTTAATACTTTATAGTATTTACCATTTTTTGTCTCAGATTTGGGAGGGGTAACCCCTCCCATTATCTGCGTATATTACTGGATAGTTAATGCTGCGCCAGTGTTTTGTAAACGTACTGGAATGTAAATAAACTCAATTGCTTTAACTGGTTGTATAGCAATATCAACCCACAACTCATTAGCATCAATACGTGCTGGTGTGTTGTTTGTTGTGTCACAAACTACCAAGAAGTCATAGATACCGCGTTTAGCAACTAAGTCATTGAATACAGCATCAAATGCCGCTTTAACTTGGTTACGTGTAATAGTATCGTTTGGTTCAAATATAAACGGTGCAGCAACTTTAGCTAGAACTGTACGTAGGTAAACCACTAAACGAGCTACGTTAATACGATCCATTGCTGAAGTCTGTGCGCTACGTGTTTTTTGACCGTATGCTACTAACCCTACACCTGGTAATACTGTTAGTGGATTTACGTTGTTTGAGTACAATACATCACGTAGACCATTTGTTACACCAATGCTCTTGTATGTATTGTCATTGTTTGTATCAACATAACCAATTGAACTTACGTTATCAATTAAACCACGACGTACCCCAGCTGGAGCAAACCATGGATAGCTAACTGCATCACTGCGAATCATTGTACGCAACATCATATGGCTTGGCGGAACAACTACGCTTTCACCGTCTAAATTTGTTGCTAACCCGCTTGGATAGTAAACACCTAAGTACTCACTATGGCTCACTAAACCTTGTTCGCCGTTGTCAGCAGCAAGTGCTGAGTTCTTAGACCAGTTGTCAATAGTTGTACTATCTGATGCTAAGTTCAATGGACTGTCACCGATAATGAACGCTGTGTTTAAACGATCGTTGTTTAAAGTGATCAAGTCTTGGATAAGTTCTGTATATCCAGGGGCTGTAATTAGGTTAAATTGCGTTTGTTCTTCACGTAATGTTGTGCTAGAAGCAACTGCTGATTTCATAGCTTGTACCACTGTGTTACGTTGTGCTTTGTAACCGAAGTACGGAACACCTGTTGTAGGATCTTCACCGCTATAACTTACCCATGCATCAGCTTCTGTACTATGCACAACTGCTAATTCTGCATCAGTAAAATAGTTAGCTTTAAAGCGTTTAACATTGTAGCCTGAACGACGTGTATTGAATAACAATGTACCACGAGCGTACAATTGATAGTCAGGTGCGTCTGGATCTAAGTGATCGCTAGATAACAAACTAGTAATAGTTGGGATAGTATCAGTAATGACATTTAAGTTACCTGTTGCTGACCAACGTGCATCTGCAAACAAGATGCCATCTGAACTCACGTTATCTTGGTTATCAATTAAATCCCATGATATACCGTTATAACGGTATAGTACAGGGAAGTTTGCTAGATCACTAGTATCTAACCATAAATCACCTGCTGCCAATTGGCTAGAGCCATCGCTTTGTGTTGTTGGTTGACTTGCGGCAACAATCACACCGTTAGCGTCTGTGTTAGTTAAATCATAACCACGTGAATCATTAGCAACGTTTTGGTAGCCTTTCCAACCAGTACCATCGTGAATCATAATGTCCACTTCGGTTGCATCGCTGTAATACCATAGGGTATTTTCAGCTGGGTTACTGTACGGAGCATCAGCACCATAGTTATATGTTAGCGCAGTAAATGGGCTAGCTAGGTAAATTGTACCTGCTGAAATTACTTGCACATGGTTGTCATCAAACAAACCAGCTGTGTTAAGTGGTGTACCAGTGATTTGTGTCATTTGGATAGTGCCGCCCGCATTGTGACGGATATATACCTGTCCGCTTGCATTTACACCAGCAGTGATATTAGGTAAGCCTGCAGCTAACACATCAGCTATCATAGAAGTTGCTGTTGTACCACTTAGTGTAACTGTTGCTGTAGATAATGTAGCACTCGCTGGTACACTTACATCTAAACGGAAACTATCATTAACAGTGTAAGTAGCAGAACCGCCTGCTACAGTACCGGTAATTGTTAGTACGCCTGCCACATTCTTAATATATGGTTTAAATGATAATGTGCTAGTACCTAATGTGTCATATTTAACATATAGTGTACCTGCCGCTAGGCCTGCGCCGCCCGCTACTGGATCTAAGCCATAGATAGCAGCCGCATCACTTGCATACAACGGAGCACTTAGTTGTGTCCATGAATCAGTGTTTGCTACATATTCTTTAACAGCCCAGTTGGCACCAGTACCTGTAGCACTTGTTTTTAACCAGATTGAACCATTTGGACGAGGCGTTACATCTGATGAGCGCCATGCTGGTGGGTTTGTGTATTTTGCATAAGCAATAGTAGGACCATTGTATGTATATGTGTTGCCGCTACCTGAGATTGTTGCAAAGCTAGTGGTAGATGATAATAAACCTAGGTTAGCCATACAGTCGACGTTTGCACCTAAGAATACGTTACCACGTGTAATTTGTAGTGTATCTGCTGTGCTTGTTGCTGTGTCAATTACGCCACGAACATTACCTGCTGCGTTGCTGTAAACGATTGTAGAACCATTTACAAAAAGTTCAATTTGGTTAGTTGCATTTGCACGAGCACTTACACCGTTTAGTGAAGCAGCGTTAATTGCGCTAACTGCTGAGCTCACTGTAGTGCCACTAACAGTAATAGTATTACCGTTAATGATTAATTTACTACCAGCTGTTAATGTTGGGCTTGATACTGAGCCAGTTGCAGTAGGCACTGCTGATTTCCAATCATCACTACCAACTAATGCCCATGTATTATCATAGCCTTTGTAGTATATTGGGTTACTCGAACTTGTAGCAACTACAGCGTAGTCGCCAATAGCGCCAAACGAGCTTAGTGGAACACCTGCACTTAAATAGTCAGTATCGGTGATAACTGACAGGTTGCCTTGTTCGCTAATAAAGCCAGTTTCCCAATCCCATGAGTATACACCCCAGTTTGTGCTTGCTGTGTCTAACCAGTATGTGCCATCTGTTGGTGTGCCTGTTGGACGAGTGCTTGTACCTGCTAACTCTGTTAAGTTTACATTAGCACGTTGTACATAGATTGTGTTTGTTACGCCTAAAGCTGAATAAGCTGCGAGTAGACCGTATTCATTTAACTGACTGTTATTTACAGGATTACCTGCAGCATCAGTTTCAAAATATGGGCTACCAAACATGTTTACTAAGTCACGTTGACTAGTAACTGTAATAATTTTTTCTGCATTAGCAATAGTTGTTCCTGCTGCAACTGTGCCGCTAGGATTTACTTTATCCTGGCCAGTAGCAAGTAAAACGAAAGGAACTGTACCAGCTTGTGTAGATACGTATTGGCTTTGATCAATTATGGTAACTGATACGCCAGGTGAAGTTAATGCTGCCATAGTGTTGTATTCCTCTTTAATGATACCACTTTAAACTATTTATTATTATTTGGTTAAATCAGTGGTTTAAAGTGCCCTTTGAAAGGTTCGCGCACTGCTATTGGCTAAATACCATATGGAATACAGAAAATTATGTGAGGTTTGTGGTAAAAAGCCCTGTGCAGTCAACTATAAGATGTGGGGTAAGACATATTATAGGAGTCGTTGTGACAGTTGTATTCGTAAAAAGAAACGTTTGCCGCCGCAGGTACCTGGTTGGCATAAAGCTGGATATAAAAAGAAACCGCACTGTGAAAAGTGCGGCTTTAAGGCAAAGTATAAAGATCAACTATTTGTTTACTATATCGATGGTGATCTTAATAATAACAGTCTAACTAACTTAAAAACAATCTGTGCTAACTGTCAGTACGAAGTTGCTAGAGAAGGACTTGGTTGGCGTCAAGGGGATTTAGTTCCAGATTTTTAGTCGCTAAGAACCCTTCTACTTGCTCAAACAACTCATCTAAGGTACTATCATTATCAAGTACAGAGTCAAACTTACTACCAACCCAGCTATATTCACTTGCGTGAACTCCGGCTTTATCTAAGATATCCTTACCCAAGGCCCAGCCAATGCGCTTCATACCTTTGTTATAGTCTTTAGCCGCATCATACCATTCTGGTTCAGGACCACGTTTAATGCGGATAACCTGTCCGCCTGCTGCTTTGATTGCTTTAATTTCATTAAGAAAGCGACAGTCTGTAATTACAATATCGTCTTGTGCCTGACGTAGCCGGTTTTCTAAACTAGCCACCCACATATCGTTATGGAACCCTTTACGTATTACATCTGTGCCCCAGTACTGTAGAACCCAACGTGGTGTGATATCTCGTTTGAGACGTTTGCTCCACCACTCGTCTTTAGTTTCTCGCCACTCACGGCTTTGTTTGGTCCGACCTTCTAAAAGATCTCTATCCCAACCAAAAACATGACTCACAGCATCTTTTAAACTGTTAGCGAAACTTTCTCTTTTAAAACCATGAAAATTAACTAGATAGTCAGCAACTGTATCTTTGCCCGACCCGATGAACCCGCAAATGCCGATGATACGACTCATTGAAACCCCCAATTTGATATTACTATTTTATAGATTTACTACTAGAAGGTCAACCGCTATTAGCCCATAATCCAAGTTAATGGTTGACCACCGTCTACATAATTTTTGATTTCTTCGTCTAATTTATCTAGCAAGGCCTGCCCTTCTGCTTTGATAGCTGTACCGTTTAGGGTCGTGCCACCTTGTGGGCCAGCAATAGATGCAAATTTTTCACGTGCTTGACCAACACTAATCGATGTTAGTGCATACGCATAGTCTTGAATCCATGGAAATGCCTGCGGATCGTTTAACAATACAATATCTGGTTTAACATTAAACACATGTAACATAACTGTTTCAGATTGTGCTGTATTATTAGCACCCTGGAATGGTTGTTTGCGAACTAAAGTGAGTTTCTTAGTAACTTTGTTCCAGTAGAAGTTCATAAAGCCGCCAAACATACGCATAGCAAGTTTTTGATAATCTACAAATAATTCGTAGTTAGTTAACCCACCAACACGGCCAGCTACTAACATATAAGTGTTTAAATAGCCGCTTGCAAATGGTTCAAATTGGCTAGCAGTTGTACCTGTAACGCTACCAATACCACGTCGATAAATCTGTTTAACATCCATAATATTGTTAGGGAGAATATATTCTTGTGTTTCAGGATAGATATCTAAGAACGCATAACTTTCTTCAACTGCGTTTGAACTCTTTTGACGATAACGGATCAATGCTTGTTTAATCCCCATATCAAAATGTTCTTTATCAGCCTCAACATCAATCATACCATAACCCAAACGCAATCGAATGTAGTCAGTGATATCGTTCTGCAGGCTTTGTACTGTGGTTAATTGTGCTTGTAGATTAGCATCAAAAGCAATAGGGCCTGCACCAGTGCCAGTTACTGGATTATAGAGGCTTTCTGTGGTTAAGCTAAGATTAGCTGTTAAGCCGCTTTGTGCTGATACGTTTGCTGGTAATAATGACATGTAAATTATCCTGTTACCAAGTATTTATCGTTGATAACAGGATAATTTCGTTTACTGAACTTTTAGCAAGATTGTATCTTGGTTAATGCGCCCGTTCAATTTTACTTCGGTGGCTTTGATGTTTTCAAGGAACTTACGCAAATCAACTTTACTTGCACCTAAAAACTCTTTTATTTGTACTTCAGGTTTACGTAGAGTTTTACTTACGCTCTTACTTTCACTATATCCTGTAATAGTAGTACCTTTAACATTAAGCGCACTGTATTCTTCAGCTACATATTTGCCCAGTTTGCGTGTCTTAATATTGTAAACCCACAATATTTGAGAGCCAATAATATCAACAGGATTAATACTTACTGCTTTAGTTGCGGTGTCTGTTTTTAGATACTTAAGTTTAGCAACCAGTTTTTCTTTTGCTGGCGGTTTGCGTACAGCCGCTTTCTTAGTTGCTTTCTTAACTTGGCCGTATTGAGCAAAACCATCAAATAGCGCAGTATAAAACGCATCGTAGCGTTTATAGTCGGCAGTTTTTAAATGCCCGTACGCATCTTTAGTATCTTCATCTTTACTAGTGCGTGCCTCAGCAAACTCTGTTCGGCTACGTTCAAAAGGACTAAGAATACGTGCTAAAGTAGCAGGTGCTACATTTTTGCCAATTAGATACTCGTAGGCTTTAGGGTCCACAGTTTCACCAGCAAACAGTTGATCTTCTAGTTCTAAAAAGTGTAGCTGGTGCTTGTCTGCTATTGCGTTCATGCGATCTTGTATTGTAGGCACCTTTACGTCAGTCTTAGGTGCCTTCTTGCTGTCATCAGCGGGAACATCTTCTTCTACTATCTCTTCTTGCAGTTTGATAACTTCTTTAACTGTTTTAAGTAGATACTCTACATGACGATCACGTAGGGGCATGCCTTGTGTATGTGCTTTTGCGATGGCACAGGCAGTAAATGGAGTTAAATTATCTCTAGTTTTGGCATAATAGTCAATAGTTTTCTTATCTAAGTGATGGTACTCTCCGTCCTTGCCTTCATGTGTGCGCAACCACTCTACCAGATATTTCTTAAGATCTTTAGTAGAGTAGAAATAGTTATAGTAGCGCATACTTTTACGGAAGTTATGGTCAAATACCTCGTCTGTAAACTCTATTGCTCGTTGTGCGTCCCAGACTGGTTCTGTACCCACTGCTTTTTCATCTAAGAAAATAGGGTCTCGTGCTACTACCTTAGTTTTTTTCTTTGCGCCGTCAATTTTAATTGCCATGTTTTTCCTCTACTGTTTTTGTTACTAGATTTGATAATTCTCGTTTAACCATTTTATATGCTGTACGATCATATGAGTCTAGATCATCCCACGCATCTTCCATACACTTAACCGCTGACCATAAACTATAGTGTTCATTCATTTCACCATAGTCACGCACTGCGCGGTATGCTTCTTCAATACTCATAATTACCATATAATTTATCCCGCTAATAATACAGCAAAAGTTATCATACGTTCATAGTTTGCTATCTCTTCGTTTATTTTGTCAAGCATTTCTTTGTGTCTTTCTGTTTGCTTGCCCAATTTACGACAGTTTACTTCTTCTTTACTTAGCGCACTAATCATGTACCCAATGTTTCTACTTACCTTAAACATTTCATGGTTGTATCTTTTCATTTTATACACAGGTGCTTCTATGTTTGTTTGCACCTTTGCCCAATCCATACTTGTTTGTATTTGATTATTCATTTTCGTAGTATAACATCAATTTGGTAGGTTGTCAAGACTTGATAAATACTAGACGTAATAGGAATATGTAATGCCAAGATTATCACTTTACAGACCGCAGAAAGGTAGCGATTATCAATTTATTGATAGAAATATCAGCGAACAGTTCACTGTGGGCGGTGTTGATATTAATTTACACAAATATTTGGGTGTACAAGACACTGGTTTTGTTAGCAATACAGAACCCGGCACTACTGGTATTACAGCCATACAAGATCTGTTATTTTTAGAAAACCGTGATCGTAAGTATGACACTAGTGTTTATACAATGCGTACACAGTTTCGAATTAACGATAGTGATTTTGACTTAACGCAGTTTGGGTTATTCCTAACCGGCGATACTATATTTGCCACATTCCATCTTAATGACATGATTGACACCTTAGGTCGTAAGATCATGGTAGGTGATGTGTTAGAAATGCCGTTCCTAAAAGATTACTATCCACTGGATGATACAGTTCCTGTGGTACTTAAACGTTTTTATGTAGTGCAGGATGCTACCCGTGCAGCGGAAGGCTTTAGTCCTCTATGGTATCCACACTTATGGCGTGTTAAAATACAACCATTGGTAGACAGCCAAGAATACAAAGATATTATCAACAACTTAGACATGAACGGCGATGGTGTTGTTGATAGCAGCGATCGCGCTCTTACTGATCTACTCAGCACGTACAACAAACTTATTGAAATTAATGATGCTGTTGTACAGCGTGCAGAAACCGATGTACCTAAGAGCGGATATGATACCAGCTCAATTTATACTTTAGCCTTGGGTCCAGATGGATTACCTAGCAATCCTAATGGGTTAGACGCTAGCCAAGCGACACATACTTTAGATGGAACCGTGATTGATGCTAGTACTACTATAGATGATGCTAGTGACCAATATTTGACTTCAACAGTTAAAGTAGAAGGGTACTTAACCGGTGATGGTACTGCACCAAATGGTGGAACCGTTGCAGCTGGCATTAGCTTCCCAGTTGATCCAGGGGTCGGTACTTATTACCTACGTTTAGATTATCAACCTAATCGCTTGTTCCGTTATGATGGCCGTCGTTGGGTTAAGGTAGAGGATGCGGTGAGAACAAATCTAACACCAGGTATAAACAATACAACACAACGCAGTGGCTTTGTAAACAATACCGAGAAATTTATGAGTAACGCGGCAGCTTGGGACGCTATTCGTGTATCAAGTGCATACACTCCAGAAGCTAACGCATCAACTATATCGTTTACTTTAAGCAATACAAGTCCATATGGGACTGTAGTTACTAAAGTCCCATATACAAGCACCTATGGTGTGAGAACAAAACTGAATGGTATACCTATTACTAATACCATGTCTAATGTTAGCGGCAACATAGGATTTACTATTACAAGTCAACCTACTGTAGGTAGTTTATTGGAATACACAGTTTATAGACATGTAATCAACGAACGTCAGAGCTTGTCACAAGCCTTGCGTCCTTCAGCGGATAATATATAATGGTAGCAAGTCAACAGTTTTTCTATGATGCGCAAATAGAACGCTTCTTAGCGCAGTTCATTCGTATGGTATCGGGTTTCCAAGTTGAGTATGGTGCAGATCGTGATGGTAACAAAACCTTACAGCGTGTACCAGTTTACTGGGGTGATAGCAGTCGACAAGTACAAATGATCATCAGTAATAACAGTTCAGGTAGTGTTATGCCAACTGTGCCTGCTATGACTGTGTATGTAAATAACCTTACCTATGATAGGGATCGTGTGCAACAACCAGACTTTATCGGTAAGATGAACATTCGTGAGCGTTACTACAACGAAGATACCCAAGAGTTCGAAAATCGTCAAGGTAATGCGTTTACTATTGAACGTATGATGCCTGTTCCGTACACTATTGAACTTAAATTAGACATCTGGACTAGTAATACTAAACAAAAATTGCAGTTACTAGAGCAACTTATTGTATTGTTTAATCCTGCACTAGAAATACAAAGTACAGACAACTACATCGACTGGACAAGTTTAAGTGTGGTTTACTTAGAAAGTCCTAATTGGACTAGTCGTAGTGTTCCTATCGGCACAGAAAACCCAATTGATGTAGCTACACTAACATTCAAACTACCTGTATGGATTAGTCCGCCTGCTAAGGTTAAAAAACTTGGCGTAATTCAAAAGATTATTGCTAGTATACATGATGCAGACGGCAACTTAAGTGATGCTGTTTACAGTGAAGACAACCTATTAGGATCTCGTCAATACTTTACTCCACTTATGTATGGTGTATTACTAATAGGTAATACTTTAACCTTATTAAAAATTAGCGAGTTTGCGGATCCTAGAGACCCGCCTACACTAGAAACACCCACTAAAGTAGGCACCAAAGATGATTGGCATAAGCTGATCAACATGTATGGCGAACTAAACAACGGTATCAGTCAAGTTAGACTGCTGCAAGAAGATGGTATTACTGAAGTTATAGGTACGGTAAGTTACCACCCAACCGACACTAGTCAACTAATCTTCAATGTTGACATTGATACTAAACCAGGCAATACGCTTACTGCCATTAACGCTATTATTGATCCCACTAAGTCAGCACCGACGAGTCCAACATCAGGTACCCGTTATCTAATCCTAGCAGATATTGGTAATTATAGTAATGCTCCAGGTAATGATGCAGTTGCTTGGCGAGGTGCAGACAGTGTTGCTCTAGTAGCACGTGCTAACGATATTATACAATATAACGGCAGTCATTGGGTAGTTTCATTTGACAGCCAAAGTACTACGAGTTTACAATATGTAAGCAACCTGACTACAGGTGTTCAATATAAATGGAATGGTAATCAATGGCTAAAAAGCTACGAGGGCGAGTACAAAGAGGGACTGTGGACGCTGGTCTTATAGAAGGCGTAGGCACTTTCATCTATTGTACTACAACACACCGCTATCTATTCCTATTGCGCAACACTAAAAAACATGCAGGCACTTGGGGATTAGCCGGTGGCGGCATCGAGGCAGGAGAACAGTTGCTAAGTAGCCTGCTTCGCGAACTTGATGAAGAACTCAGCTATAATTTTACACAAACAAAAGTTATTCCTATAGAAAAATTTACCAGTGAGAACGGTAAATTCACCTATCATACTTTTCTTATTCCCGTAGATGAAGAATTTACACCCATCTTAAATAGCGAACATAGAGGTTACTGCTGGGTTGGTTTAGAAGATCACCCAAAACCCCTGCATCCGGGGGTTTGGCGTACTATCAATTTTTCAAGTGTTGTAGATAAGATTAAGACTTTAGAATCTGTATTATAAATCGCACTCTAAGACCAGTTGTCTAAAGTCAATTTGTCTAAAGTTAAGATTGGATTTTAATAGTTCCGGAATCTGATTTGTTCCTTTAGGTGTTACCCAGACCCATTCTACTGTGTCATAAACATCTATTAACCGTTTGTGATTTAAAATCCATTCACTTGAATCAACTTTTACGTTTATTGCATCATACCCGCGGGTACCTGCGTATACATTGTTGTTCCAATTTCCTGGTTCTTGGCCATCAAACCCTATTAAGTATATTTTCGTATGCTCATCAAATGCGGCAATATAAGCCGCTGTTGTGCCTGCATCAGCATATATGTCATGCGGGATTAGATAAAATTTACTAGGGTGCTCTAATAAATGTATAGCACTCGAATATACAATGTGATCATTTGTATATCCGCTATTAGCAAGTTCACTAACAATACCGTTGTTTCCTACAGCTACTAAGAAATCAGGACTAAAGTCTCTATACAACGCATTACACCCGTATGTTTGCACTGTTCTGGCGCCCAATAAACCGCTAGGTTTTCTGAGTTGCTGTAAATCAAATCCCACTCGATTTACTCCGTTCCCAATTACCACAGCGGTGTTAGATATTTGTCTATTAGTAACACGACTAGGGACCGTTTCGGTGGTCGTTGTCCACATTCCACCTTCTAACTTACGCTCAACAATAATATCTTCGCTAATATATCCTCGACGATATTTTTTATTTAGATGTAACATTAATCACCCTTAAACAATATATGTACCAAATGCCTTAACATTTGCATTAGTCATGTTTGATGTAGTTGTAAAGTATATTCTTACATTACCGCTTACTACGTTAGCACTTAATCCACCCATGTCGGTCCCGTTATTCACAATACCGTAAGTTGTTAGATATGCACTTGTGCCATCTGTCGCTACCACAGCTTCCATCGTCTGAACGTTAGTAGCACCTTTCTTAGCACTAATTAAGTATTTTGCACTAGTATATGAAGCAGTACTAAATGTAGCAATCACATATGGTGTGTTGTTAGCTACAATATTAGTCGCAGTTTGTGTGTAGGTCAATTTGTTGTTGTCTAACAAGTTAACATCGCCTGCTTGGTTGACTAATACACGCTCAACTGTTGCACTCGTACCTGTCCAAATCTGTACCCCGTCGTTGCCTGCAATAACTTGATTTAGACCATTGCCGTTAGCAAGTGCACCAATGGTTGATGTTGTTGCTAATACACGAACATCAATAACGTCATCTGGAGCAGGTGCTTCAGTAAAGGTTAATGTTGTTCCACTTACGTCATATGCAAGTGTTGGGAATTGTATTACACCGTTAATGCTTACGATTGTACCAGATGTTGTACTGTTAGCTTGAATAGTAAAGTTTTTGTTGGTACCGTCAACGTTACCGTAACCGCCACCAACATTACCTGTAAATTGACGATCACTGATTACTGTAAATACACTACCTGCTGTTTGCCATTGTGTACCATCGTAGAACTCCATGTTCTGGATAGTAGTATTGAAACGAATCATACCAGCAAGGTCAATATTACCTGTTGCACCAGGACGTTGACCTGTGCTACCAATTGGTAATAACATTGAATCTGTGCCGTTAATTTTCAGTGTACTACCTAGTTGTGGAGCAACGTTACTACCGCCAATAATTACTGCACCTTGTGCAGTGTCGGCGTAAATTAGGCTTGTTGTTGCAACACCTTTAACTTGGAATGGATCAGCTGTTTGGCTGTTATTAATTACAGCACCACCGCCTACACGGATGTTTCCTCTAATGCCCACACCACCATCTACACGTAAAGCGCCATTGTTAGGTGTTGTAGAAACTGTTTGATATTTGATCCACGCATTACCGCTTGAACCCACGTTACCATGGAATCGCGCAACTTCTGCTGTTGACAGGAAGCTTCCTACACCAAGGACGATATCATTAAAGACCCCTGTTTCACTTGTTGCTAGTACTAAGTTACCACCGCCCACATCTGGACGAACAATAAAATAGCCGTCGTCTGGGCCTGTAATAGTATACGAAGGGTCAGCAAACGCATTTCCGGTGAAACCAAAATCTGCCCAGCCATCACTATCAGCTCCGCTAGACCCGTATGCAACAAAGTCGGCTGATCCTCTGTTATCTAGATTTCGTAGTGCAGATTGTACATAGTATTGATTTGCATCTACCCCAGCAAATGTTATAGCCTGTAGGCCAACCGCTTTATTAAATGCATCAGGCCCAGCAAATACATTTTCGTTTGCAATTATATTACCGTTAAATGATGCGCCACCGTTAGGTGCAACCAATGCACCAACACCTAATCCGTTAGTCACAACTGACGCATTTGCCCAGATAGTTCCCGTTGCGGCCACTATGTCTGCGTTTACTTGCGCAGTTATTACGTTACCGGTTACGTTTAGATAACCAGTTATTGACTCGTTACCATTTACAGTTAAGCCATTAAACACACCGCCTGTAGCTAAAACGTTACCTGTTGAGTTTACTACTCCATTTACAGTTAAGCTACTTAATGTGCCAGCTGCACCTATAATATTGCCAGTTACATTCAAGTAACCAGTTACTGATTCATTTCCGTTAACAGTTAAGCCACTTAACGTGCCAACTGCTCCCATAATATTACCGGTTACATTTAAGTAACCAGTTACTGATTCATTACCATTTACAGTTAAGCCATTTAATACACCATTTTGAGCTTCAATATTACCTGTAGAATTTAATTGACTTGCTGTAATTACTGCGGCCATTACGTTACCAGTTACATTCAAGTAACCAGTTACTGATTCATTACCATTTACAGTTAAGCTATTAAATGTGCCCGCAGTAGCTAAAATATTGCCTGATGAATTAATGAATCCACTTGATACTGTTAGAGTACCATTTTGTGTTGTTGCTCCATTCACAGTTAAGCCATTAAACGTGCCTGCTGATGCTATTACATTACCAGTTACGTTTAGATAACCAGTTATTGACTCGTTACCATTTACAGTTAAGCCGCTTAATGTGCCAGCTGCACCTATAATATTGCCAGTTACATTCAAGTAACCAGTTACTGATTCATTGCCGTTTACTGTTAATGCGTTAAATGTACCCGCCGTAGCAAGTACGTTACCTGTTGTATTAATTTGCCCGGTGCTCAATGATGCTGTTAGTACGTTACCAGTTACATTCAAGTAACCAGTTACTGATTCATTGCCGTTTACTGTTAATGCGTTAAATGTGCCGGCTTGACCTAGTACATTACCTGTGCTGTTAATTTGTCCAGCTACCACCGTTCCTGCAATGCCTGCTCCACCTGCGACTTGTAGGGCACCTGTTGTGGTGCTTGTTGCAGCTTGAGTGTATGTTAACTGTAAGTTACCTGCTTTAACTGGGTCGTAAATTGTATTAGTATCAAATGTAATCGCGCTACCGCTAGGTTCAGTTCTAACGTTACTGAAGAATTTCCAAGTGTTGTCAGTGTCATCACGGACTACCCCAGTATGCTGGTAAACGTTACCAGTGTCGTCAATCGGGTTAGGCCCTACAAAGTTGCTATAGAAACCAATATCAAAGTTGTACGGATATGTGTTAGCCGCATCTAAGTACAGTAACGGATCCTGTACTGTGATAACTTGATATGTTGTTGTAAAGATATTACTTGCGTAAAGATTGCCACCAATATGCAAATCTCGAGCAATACTTGCGCCACCCTTAATTTGCAGTGCACCGCTTGAGCCAGTGCCTTCTGTGGCGTTGGTTGTGTTAGTGATATACTCGATGCCGCCAACTGTTACTGTATTATTAAATTGTGCTGCCCCTGCTGTAGTGATTGCACCTGCAATATTTGCTGCACCTGCTACGCTAATACCACCGTTAGGTACAACAATCGCACCAATACCTTGTGCGGTAGTTGCTATACTTGCATTAGCCCATAAGCTGTTGTTAACGCCTAGTACACCTAGTGTACCAGTAGCGCCTAAAATGTTCCCTGTTACATTCAAGTAACCTGTTACCGACTCGTTACCATTGACCGTTAAACTACTAAGTGTTCCTGCAGCGCCTAAAATGTTACCTGTTACGTTCAAGTAACCAGTTACACTTTCATTCCCGTTTACTGTGAGCGCATTAAATGTACCAGCTGTTGCTAATACATTACCTGTGGTATTAATTTGACCCACATTTAATTGTGCCGTCATTACGTTACCGGTTACATTCAAATAACCAGTAACTGATTCATTACCATTCACTGTTAGTGCATTATAAACACCTGCGGCAGCTAATACGTTACCAGTTACATTCAAATAACCAGTAACTGATTCATTACCATTCACTGTTAGTGCATTATAAACACCTGCGGCAGCTAATACGTTACCACTTAAGTTGATGCTTGCACCAGTGTATGCTGTACCGGTGTTTCCGATGAATCCTGCGGCTACATTACCAAACGTAGCGTCGTCCGCTGTTACTAATTGTGCCAATACCGTTGTTGCTAAAACATTACCTGTTACATCCAAATAACCAGTAACAATTTCGTTGCCGTTTACAGTTAATCCGTTAAGGATACCAGCAGCGCCCATAATGTTACCAGTTACGTTTAAGTAACCAGTCACTGCTTCATTACCATTCACTGTTAACCCATTAAATACACCAGCAGTTGCTAGTACGTTACCAGTTGTGTTGACTTGTCCTGCATTTAATTGGGCAGTCATTACATTACCGGTTACGTTTAAGTAACCAGTCACTGCTTCATTACCATTCACTGTTAACCCATTAAATACACCAGCAGTTGCTAGTACGTTACCAGTTGTGTTCAATTGGCTCGCAGTAATAACAGCCGCCATTACGTTACCAGTTACGTTTAAGTAACCAGTTACTGATTCATTACCATTCACTGTTAAACTATTATGAACTGCGCCTGCTGATAATATATTACCGCTTAAGTTAACAGCGGCGCCATTAAATTGTGTTCCGACATTGCCTACTGTAACTGCGGCGATGTTACCAACTGCTACTGTAGAAGCTGTTAAGAAACTAGCACCCACAGTTGATGCCAATACATTGCCTGATACATTTAAACTTGCACCAGAGATAGCACCTGTTACTGCTAAAGTACCAATATTTGCTGTGCCTGGTACGTTAAAACTACCAACACTTAATCTTGCTAAGCCAGTGGCATTTATATTACCGTATGTGGTACCTGTTTCGTTTGTTGCAATTAAGCGGAATTCATCAAATGCTTCACTCCAAATAATAGCTTGGTTTTGGTCAGTACCACGATTAAAAATCAAACCTTCGTCGTAACTATTAGATCCACTGAAACCGTTATTCATAAGGATCAATGGGTCGTTTACATAGGTGTTAGTACTTGCGATTGTTGTATATGAGCTAGACCCTAATACAAACAAGTTACCTGAAATTAGTAAGTCGCCTGGAACTGTTACGTTGCTTGCAAATAAGCTACCTGTGATAGTACCTGCTGCAATTTTTTGATAACCTATAATTGTGCTATTATAGATTTGGTTGTTAAAAATTCGGGTCAATGCCGCCATGGAATACTCCGCTTAAATTATATTAAATTTACACTATAATTGCCTGCAGTTCCATATCCCTATAGGCGTACTTGTGCTAGTTTTATGTATTTATGCAGAAAACTAAAAAGTTATAGAGGATAAAAATTACGACTAATAGTAAGATATGTATTAACTAATGTTGGAGTATATTGAATTTCTACATTACTACCCACAATAGTAGCACTAACATTGCCTAAACTATTACCGATAGTAAGAACGCCGTAGGTAGTTGAAACTGCTGTAGTACCATTATGTGTTACTAGTGTTTCTGAGCTTTGTACATCGCTACCACGAACTGCTTGGAACACATATTTTGATGTTCTGTAACTTGTAATACTATAACTGTCAACTGTTGTGGTAGCTAGATTTCCTAATAACACATTAGATTTATTATTATAGAATCCGGTAGTTTGAATGTTACCTACAATGTTGATATTTTCTGTGTCAAGAGATACAGATGTATAATTATTAAATTGTAATGCGCCAACTGTAACAGCACTCGGAGCCATTAAACGTACTTCAACAGAATCTGAAGTTAGCGGAGTTTCTGTAAATTGAATTTCATTATTGTTAACAATATTATAAGCATAGCCTGGTTGTTGTATTGTACCGTTGATACTTACAAAAATACCAGATGATGTTGTATTAGCACTTAAAGGATAAGTGTTAGATACACCGTCGGGATTAATAATTTCACTACTAACAGTCGCTTGACCTGGTGATATCCAGTTAGTGCCATCGTAGTATTCGATTGTTTTACTAGTTGTGTTAAAACGTGTATACCCAACCAGCGGGCTATCTGGTCTTGATGTCTGATCACCTGCAGGTAAGCCAAACGCATCAGTTCCCTGTACCTGAACGATGCCTGTACCTGGAGCATTTAATACAATATTACCATTAGATTGAATTGATGTAACTGTATTACCATCAAATGAGAAGTAACCTAGAATAGCATTACCAATATTACTTGCAGTAGGTAACCCCAAGTTTCCAGAATAAACAGCACCACTAATGTAAACACTGTTTCCTGTAAAACTAATAGGACTTGCACCATTGTATGGTGTATTATTACTGTTAAAGTTTAAGATACCAGACTGATAGTCAAATACCCATAGGTCGTTACTACCACTGCCCGTAGCAAATACCTGTGTTGCTTTAGTTAATACGTTGCCTGCTTGGCCACTAGGGCCTATATACACTTTAACTTGATATGTAGACCCAAACTCTGGCGGAACCCAGTTAGTTCTACCAGTTATCCATGTTAGTGTTGGTGTTGGGATACCAGCTGCACTAGTACATTCTGCTGGTAGACTAGTTGTATAAACTGTTACAGGATGGGTGTTACTTCCAGGAATAACTGTAGGAATCAGATCTGATTCCTGTAGGATCTTATCACCACGAATTAATAGCGGACTTGCATAGGGTTCTTGAGTCGCGTCAATATTACCAGCTATATCTGTTTTGGCGGCGCCGTAGACTACCTTCTTCCAAAGATAGTCAACTTTTTGTGAATCTGATGCGTTCTGTATAGGCATTATGACACCGCCAATGTGGAAACTGTTTGTCCACTAGCTAGGGCAATTCTAACTAAAGCAACATTATTAGTCGCTGATGATAAACTTACGTTACCTAATGTCATTGCAAAGGTACCGCTTAAGGCTACGTTAGCTGATACTAGTGCACCAGTACCACACCCGTTTGATCCGTTGCCACCACTACCTGTGTTAGCACCAGGACGACCGCTACCAGCATAGCTAGTTGTAGCATCTAACCATCCATTTAATGAACTGGTTTGATCAATATATGTGCCTGGGGCTGCTACCCACAAGCCAGCAATACCAGCAGGTGCTACTAAGTGTAGGTTAAATCCACTAACCCCGCTACGTTGTAGTCCCATGGTAAAGTATTGATAACTTGTGCCATCTGCACTGCGATCTGGTCCTACAGGTAAGTATCCTGTGCTGTAATTATTAGCTGACCATTTTAATACGCCAATACGAATTGTTGCTTCGCGTGTGCCTGCTACACCAGGGTCGCTTGCCTCTGTATAAACATTTGGTGTAGTCATAAAGTTTGTAGAACTTACATAACTTGGTGTATGTGAGGTACTAGCTAAGAAGTAGGTACTACGCACTGCTGGGTTAGTATTAGCACTCGTGTTAGCACTGATAGCAATCTCACTAATACCGCTTTGGCTTGCTGTGTGAACTTGAACGTTTACACCTGTTTCAACATAGGCACTTGTGCCGTTTACGTTTGTAACTACAATTCTTAAGTTAGCCACACTGCGAACACTTGCTTGATTAATAGCTACTGTTAAGTTACCTGCATTGTAAGCTGATACATTACCTGTGCCTGCAACCGGTGTGCCGCTAGCCAGCATTGGACTGCTAATATTACTTAGATTTACATAAGCATGTGAGTTAGCAAGAATAGCGTTGCCTGAGGATCCTTCTTTAACTGTGCCTGTAACTACATAGGCTACGTTAGAAGTATTATTCCATGTCTGGCCAATCCAACTGTTGATGGTAATATTCTGCCACCATAGTTGCGGGCTTCCTGTATTGAAATATGGAATACCACTAATGTATCTATATGTACCTGGTGCTTTGATTGCCAGCGTACCTGCTGTAACCGTAGGCACACTTGTTACATCATCTTTAACAAATTCTACATTAGCCACAATACCTGTACTACTATGGTTAAGACCAAAGCGATTAATACCTACAGGTATGCTACCACCTTGTGCTACTACGTTAGCCGTAAAGCCCCAGAATGCTCCTGGATAATATGTACTTGCGGCAAAGGTTGTACTTGCGCCTGCTGATGTTAGTAACCAGAAATCGCTAAAACCAATTACACCTAAGTTGCCTGTGATGCCTGCACTAGTACTAGCAACGTTTGCGTTACCGCGTACTGTGCCGTTAACTACTGCCTGTAGGTAACCTACGTTAGCATTGTAAGAATAATTGGTTGTAACATTTCCTGAGGTAGTTACTAAGGTTGTACCCGTGGCTACTGTGCGGCTTACACTAGCATTGGCTGCTAAGGTTGTACCGCCTGTGTTATCTGTGGCGCTAGCGGCTAAGGTAGCGTTAGTACCAACACTACCACTGAATGACAATGTTTTAGTGTTTAGACCCGCAGGACTACTAATATTAGCATCATAAACTTTTACGTTAGCAATATTAGCACGTGGTATAACACTTGGGTTAGCAGTTGTATGGCTTGTCAAGAACAAGCGCATAGTATTTGTAGTTGCACCTGAGCTAGCTGTGTAACTAGGTGTATATGCTAGGCGACTACCTAATACACCACCACTGGCACTGTCGTTAGCGATAGCTACGTTACTTGTACCGTCACCCCAATTCATTTGATAGGCCACTGTGGCCATTGTGGTATTTGTTGTGGTGTTTTGTAGGTAAATTGCGTTACCTTCTATTACATATAAATTATTACCAGTTAATGCACTACCGCCGCTTGAAGCACGATACAGATCAAACTGTACGTTAGGGTCTGCTGTGTAAATGATAATATAATCAATTCTTTCAAAACTTGCTTCGCTGCCTGTACCTAGT